AGGCGTCGCGTACGTTCGCTTCCGCCCCGCATACGGCATGATGGGCGGTTTGACCGAACTCTCAGAAAAAATTCTTCGTCGGTCGACCTTAAGGCCTGTTCGGAAGAGGCGCTGCGCTGTAACACTAATCTTCCTCACCTGGCACAAATGGCACAAGCATACCCGGCCACCGGGAGTCGAAAGTCAGAAACTTCCACCGGTCACGGGAGAGAGCTGACACAACGGGCTGTGTGTTAGCAAACACCCAGACAGGAGGGGAGTCGAACCACCATTCCTTGAAGTGGTATCGCATGTCATATGCGTGGCCATTCTTGATCTCTTCGATAGCGCTATAAATACCGTGTAAGCGCTTCTTGTCCATATATCGAGGAAGGTCGATAAAGGTAGGGCCGGGCTGGCGCTCGTCCTTGGCGGTGAGGATGTCGCACACGCTCGCCAGGAGCTTCTCGTGGTCGTTCACCGCGGGGATACGTAGCCCATGATGCAAGAGGCAGCAGATAGCAGCAATGGTTGTTTTGCCCTTAGACCCATAAGGGTCCCAGACATAGTGGACAGTGCGCGAATCGAAATTCGAGGCACTATCAATAACCTGCTGCTGCCAAGGGTATAAAGTATCCAGCCGGTACTGGCGTGGGATATAGAGCTCTACGTCCGTATCCAACCACGGGCCGTCGACCCGAGTGTCCAGCTTCAAACAATAGAAGGCTGAACCGACGTTTTCCGTGCAGGTTGGCGATAGACGGACGTCGGAGAGCCCGAGCGAGTCAAACAAGGGTTTGAGTTCGCTAAAGCGTCGCTTCTTGAAGAGAGAGCCGCGACCCTGGTAGTGAAGGTAGCCGGTCTCGTCACCCCGCTCCTTCTGAAACGCCCATTTCTTGAAAAGTTGCCGGATAAGGACTTTGACCGACTCGGGTGTACGGCCATCAGTCACCGGCATGGTCCAATCCCATGTGGCGAGAGCATTCGTCATGAATGATGGTTCTAGTCTGACGGAAAGAAAAAATTCTTCGTCGGTCGAAGAGGAGACAGCATCGGCGGGGCCAATCAGCTGCCTCCGGCGGCCCCTGCGGGGGGCTTTTTTCATCACCGCGCTGCGCGCGGCTAACCACAATCCTCGAACCTGCATGTTGTCCGCCCATACATGAACGGAACACCAGCGGTAGTAGCAGCGGCATTATTGGTATAGGCAAAGCCCACCCACAAGAATGGGCCGAAGTTAGTGGGCAAGGGCTCCTCTGGGGAGGCGAACTTAAGTACCTTGCCTTTGCATTTAATATTGAGCCTACACTTCTTCACAACGGTGGGCATATGCCCTGCGCCAGTCGCACCAGGGGTGGGGACGGCACTATCGTTGATAATCATACCACGATTCATATAGAATCGCTTCTGATCGTGAACCGTGAACGCTTGAGTATTAAAGGGAAGCAGATTGCTGTCAGGGCGGCCGAAATACTGGACAGGAGTATCGTCATACTGCATGAGCATGGTAGAGATTTGCTCTCCCACATCCCAGTTAGTAGCTACCTCCGCAAACGTCTTATACGTTTTCGAGGAAAGCACGGCCACAATGACTTCAATAGAAGCACGATCGGCACTGTAGGCCAGATCGTCTGCGGGAATATAGAACCGCAGATCGAGGGAAATGTTCTTCAAGCGAACAAAGTTTCCCTCTCTTGTCGCAACAGAATTGGGATCCTGGTTGGGAGGGGCACCGGCCTGATCTATGTTCGGAAGAACTGGGATCAGATGTGCGCCGGTTATGGGCACGTTAGGGAACTGCCGGGTGGCGTAATTACGCTGCACCCAATGTTTCACGTCCCTACGTGTCAAGTAGCTGTCTAAAACCGTCCGGAACGGCTTAGAAAGCTTGAGAGAAGCCGAATAACGAGGTTTACGACGTCTCGGAGCAAGAGCTTTAGGCGCTGTGCGCGCTCGCTTTGCTGTCGTAGGAGGCGTCGCGTACGTTCGCTTCCGCCCCGCATACGGCATGATGGGCGGTTTGACCGAACTCTCAGAAAAAATTCTTCGTCGGTCGACCTTA